AACGGCCTTAAAAAGGTTCAAATCAAATCCGTAACAAAAGGAACTGACAAAGTTCGTTGTTATCTACGCAATAAAAAAAAGGAAAAATATTCAAAAAGTGATGTTGATTTTTTTGCCGTTTGGGTTAAATCACATAATGGTTTTTATATTTTTAAGAATGACGAGGCGAAAACTTCAATCGTTATAAACAAAGGCGGTAAATATTCAAAAAATTTTAATAACTTTGCTTTTATATAGTGTTTTCATATTTGTTTTTGTTTAAAAAGCGTTGCAATTTAATTGTGGCGCTTTTTTTTTATCTTTACAAAAATTTATATTATGAATTTAAAAATCAAAGAATCAATTTTAAGGAACGGCAAACGTTATAATGAAGGTGATAATATCGAACTTTCAGATGATATTGCCAAAGTATGGATTCAAAAGGGGTTTGCAACTAAAGTAACAAAGAAAAAAAGCAAAATCGAAATTGAAACCAAAGAATTAAAAGTTGAATATTTAGAAAATAAAGACAATGCGACAGATAAAGATTAATTCAACAGTTGGAAATGAGATTTTAACCGGTCAAGATGTTAAAGATTACGTTCGTATTGATACGGCATCTGATGACAATATTATTACGGCTATGATAACGCAAGCGCGAATCTGGTGCGAAAACTATATTTCACGAGATATTGTTGCAAAAAACAGAACGTATTATTTGCCAACAACAAACGGCGTTTTTGATTTGCCATTTGGCCCAGTTACAAGCGTTGCAACTGTAAATGTTAACGGAACAGATACAACCGCGTTTGAAATATTGGGTTTAGACAATGAAACAATTGAACTTGATGGCGGTTCTGCGGAACACGTCAAGGTTACATATATAACGGAAGGATTAAACGATTCGTTAATCAAACAAGCGATGTTGCAATTAATATCAACGTATTATGACAACCGCGCGGATTTTGATTCAGGAAGTTCAAAAGAAATTTCAGAAATTCCAACAAATACAAAGGTAATTTTAACATCATATAAAACAATGTTTCTGTAATGCAAGCCGGAAAACTAAATTCAAAGATTACAATAAAACGTTTAGTTAAATCACCGGATCAATTCGGAGGGTTTAGATCTACATTATCAACTGTTGCATCTGTTTGGTGCGATTTAAAGCAAATTAACGGCGAAATAAACGAAAAGTTTGGTAAACGTGATCACGAAATAGAAGTTGAGATTTTAATGCGTAAAAAAACGGCTAATTTGATTTTAATTGGTGATATATTTACTGTTGAAGGTGATTCGCAAAATTACAGAATAAACGAAAAATTTGAATTTGATTTGGACTACCAAACTAAATTAACCGCAACAAAATCTAATTAATGCAAACTAATTTTATCAAAATAAATCAATCGGATTTGTCACAACTAAATAAAAAGTTAGACAATTTACGAGCGTTTGATAAAAAAACATTGTCAAATGAACTAGGGCGTTCTGCAATGGATATTGTTAGGATGGCTAAACAAAACGCGCCGGTTGATAAAGGAACGTTAAAACAGTCAATAAAATCTGAACGCAAAGGTAAAACGGTTGAAGTAATTGCCGGCGCTAATTATGCGCCTTATGTTGAATTTGGAACTGGTGGGATGGTTGATTTGGATGATATGCTACAATTAGGGATTCCGCCAAGTTATGCGGCCCAATTTAAAGGCAAAGGAATAAAAGAAGTTAATTTGCCGGCTCGACCATTTTTTTATAATGCGGCGCGTATAGGATTAAAAAATTTATTAGTTAGATTAAAAGGCGAACTAAACAACGCAATAAAATAAAATATATGTTAGAAGCAATTCATTATGTAAGGCGCGGAATCATTGGTAAATTAACCAATGCGGTGACAATTAACGGCGCCATTGTACCGGTTTTCAATAGGATTCCAACCAATTCAACATATCCCGCAATCCGTGTTTATAGTTTATCAAGCGATGAAGCTGATCAAAATCAGAGTTCATTTATTAGTGAAACAATTACACGAATCGAATGTGTAACAAGATTTTATTCAGATGATGGCGGTGAGTTAGATGTAAATTTAATGGTGTCAAAGTGCCTTGAATTAGTTCGAACGCGGTCAAATGATTATATTGATTTAAGCGCTGAAGGTTTTAAAATATATACAACAGTTAACGAGGGCGTGAAGTATTTACAAGATGATTTAAAAGATTATACATATTTTCGCGCAATAATAGAGATATCAAACAAAATTGAACAAACAAATGCAATAGGCGGTTTACAAAGTGAATTGCAAAATGAACTTCAATCCTAAAAATTAAGAAATGGCTAAAATTACCTACACAACAAAAATTGACAATCAAACATCAGCATTACCGGCGGTTAATAAAGTCGCGGCCGCTGATATGAATGAAATTAAAACATCTGTAAATTCATTATATGATTCAAAGGGTGGTTGGGTTGATTATGAAGATTCAGCAACAAGTGGAACGCCTATTAATTTAACGCAAAACGTTTGGACTGATTTAACAAATGACAAAGCCGGCGCAAATACAAATGTAACATATAAACCAACATATATCACCGGCGATTTATGGGATTCGGCATCAAATTCATTAAAGTTTTCAGAAATTGGAGTTGGCAAAGTTTTAATTATTAGAAACGATTTTGATATTACTGCCGGCGCTTCAAATACTCGATTAGATGCACGTTTATATTTTCCAGATACCGGAAAAACTGTTGAATTTATGCACGATAATATTGCAACAAACAATGAATTAGTAAGGTATTCAAGAACAACTCAAATTTTTATACAGAGTTCAGAGTTAACAAGCGGTTGCAAGATTCAAGTTAAAGTTGATAAATCTGGATGCACGGCAACAGTAGAAAATTTTCTAATCACTGTGTTAAGTCACTTTTAAAAAATATTATTATGAGTATGGAGGATTTCAAATTAGGTGTTTTTAATGGATTATCATTGATGATTAGCTTTACACACGTTGAAAACAGTTTAAAAATTATATTGTTGTTGGCATCAATTGTTTACACGTTTCAAAAGATTTACGAAGGATATAAAAAAAGAAATAAAAATGAGAAAAATAAATAAAATAATAGTTCATTGTACTGCTACACAAGAGGGCAAAGAAATTTCAGTTGACACCATTAGAAAATGGCACGTTGATGGTAGAGGATGGTCAGATATCGGTTATCATTATATTATTGGCTTAGATGGGCTTACAGAGGTTGGAAGGCCTATTGAAAGGCCTGGCGCTCACACGAAAGGAGAAAATAAATCTAGCATTGGGATCACATACGTCGGAGGCGTAGAATCTGAAAGAGGTAAAAATGGAAAATGGATTGCAAAAGACACTAGAACCAAAGAACAAAAAATTTCCCTTTTAAATTTACTTACAACATTAAAAAGTATTTACGGGGATGATGTAACCATTCACGGACATCGAGAATTTGCAGCGAAAAGTTGCCCTTGTTTTGATGCATATGAAGAATACAAACATTTATGAAAAAAATATTAGAATTTTTAAGCACTAATGTTATTAAAGAAATTGGCGATATAATTGACAATCTTTTTACTAATGATGAAGAACGCATTGAGGCAAAAAATAAAATTATACAAGTTTTAAAAGAAAAGGAACTTGAATTGCAAAAAATGCAAACTGAAATCATTATTTCCGAGTCAAAGGGAAACTGGTTGCAACGTTCTTGGAGGCCGATTCTAATGCTTGCGTTTGGCTTTATAGTCATTTACGTTAAGTTTTTAGCGCCTTTATTTAATTTTAGAATCCCAGAGTTGGAAAATGAATTTTGGAACTTGTTACAGTTAGGGATTGGCGGCTATGTAGTGGGCCGAAGTGCTGAAAAGATTTCAAAGAATATCACAATCAAAAAATAAAATGGCAAAGAATCAAGTCAGAGATATTAAAGTTGACAAAGTAAAAAAGAAGCGCAAAGGCGTTCATTCTAAATGCAAAAATTCGCATTCAAAGAAATCAAAGAACTACAAAAAAAAATATAGAGGTCAAGGAAAAAATTAAAAAGCGAAACAATTTTAATTTTTGTATTTTTGTGAATATTATAAAATTTTAAAATTA